AGAGAATGGGGTAGAGGTTGCTATTGTGTAGGTAAAAAAGCAGGGTTACTTAAAAATGGATCATGCGGTAATAGATTTTCAAATTGGTTGCCATCTATTCCAGATGAAATCTTTGATCACAAATACGTATATGATGAGATTGGGTACAATCTTAAACCAATTGAAGTTCAAGCAGCAATGGGACTTGAGCAAATGAAAAAATTACCTCTTATAACTGAAAAACGTAGACATAATCATGCTAAACTTTGTAGTATATTTAAAAAATATGAAGAGTATTTTGTTATACCAGAAGCTACAGATAAGAGTGTACCAAGCTGGTTTGCATTTGCGCTTACACTTCGCGATAAAGCACCGTTTAAACGTACAAATATAGTACAATTTTTAGAATCAAATAAAATTCAAACTAGACCGTATTTTGCAGGCAATATAATGTTACAACCAGCTTATGAAGGTATTATGAATACAGAAGATGTCATTAAAAATTATCCAAATGCAAGAAAAGTTACAACAGATACATTTTTTCTTGGTACAAGTCCTGTTATAACAGATGAACAATTACAATATATCGACGAGACTGTTGAAAAATTCTTTAAACAATAATGTCTAAAATTGATTTAACAAATATAACACTTTGGTGTCTAAACGGTGTCGATCCTGCAGCCGGCGTACGAGCACTACGTTATAGCATGAAAGATATACAATTTAAACGAAGTATATTATTTTCACATATTGAGCCTAATAATTTGACTCAAGATATTGAATTTGTAAAAATTGATAATATGGATCATAATCTTTCAAGTTATTTTTCAATGAAAGGTATTCATCCATATATTGATACTGAATATAGTCTTTCTATACATGATGACGGTTTTGTAATTAATCCTCATTTATGGGACCCTACATGGTTAGATTATGATTATATAGGTGCACCATGGGCAGTTGGACATGTTCATCGTGTTGGTAACGGTGGTTTTTGTTTAAAAAGTAAAAAATTTATAGATATATGTCAAACAATACCGTGGAATGGTGAACATGATGACACACATACATGTATGACATATCATGATTATTTTGTTTCACAGGGTTGTAAATTTGCACCTGTTGAAGTAGCAATGAAATTTTCACTTGAGTCAAAAATTCCAGAGTGTGAATATAATTTAGATAATTGTTTTGGTTTTCACGGAAGAGGAGAAGTTGCTTACGTCTTTCAAGACGGTGGACAGCAGTTTAAAGACAAGATTAAACTGCTTGATATTTTTAAATAAAAACATTACATATAGTATAATAAATGGCACCAAAATTACAAATTAATTTATTTACTTGTAGTCAAAAAGCGCATCGATTGCCTTTTATGATTAGAATGATTGAAGAAATAAAACAAGCAAAACATAAAGCTAATTTTATTTTATATGTTTATGCAGAAGCTGCATCTATTAATAGTCTTAATACATATTTTACCAATAACAAACCTGGCTTTAAAGTAGGACTTATACAGTTAAATACACCAAGTTATCAAGAAAAAATTAATATTGCACATAAAAGTGAATGTGAATATTCATGTAAATTAGATGATGATGTTTTAATGAGCAGACATGTTTGGGATTTTGCTTATGAAAATTTAAATAAAATTACAAAATTAAATCCAATAATAGCGCCTATATTTACAAATGGAATCCCATCTGCAGATTATTTTGTTGAAGATTTTTTAACAGGCAATGATATTAATCAAGCACATACATTTTTCTTAACCGATCCTATAGCAGATACGCAATGGGGTCTTGATTATACCGGTATTAATCAAAAAATACAAAGTATGTCGATATGGAATGCTAAAGAATATTGGAATGCGGTTAATTTAATAGATACTAAATGGGAAACAAATAATGTTCCATGGTATTATTTTATGGTTCGAGGTGTTCACCCTGCAAGATATTCAAAAAAATATAATATATTTATTGCAAATAAAATAATTGAAAATAAAAATAAATTTTTTGATAAGCAGGTCTATAAATTAGAAGCTAACTATGCTCCTTATTTTTGTAATAACCTCTTTATATGTAAAACACAATTCTGGCGCGATACATATAAATTATTTAATGATGGTTGGGATGAGGGACAATTAACCCTACAAATGAGACTTGATAACTCATCACCGTTGTATATTAGAAACGGCTATGCTATTCACATGGCATACGGTATGACACGTGGTCAACAAGAAATTGAATCATACTATATACAAAATTTTGGACAAAAAATATGAAATATATAATTATTAAAAACAATGGAAGCTGTGGTATCTGCGGTTATATTTGGCAAGTACTACGTGCAATATACCATTATCCGGGTCGGCAGTACTACATAAATTTTAACGAAAATTGTCAGTATAATGATCCTGCGATTACACATACAGAGAATGTATGGGAGTATTATTTTAAACAACCTAATAATAATGATTACCCATCAGAAGTATTAATAGAAACTACTATAACTGATATTATAGATGTACCAGAAAGTGAATTTCGTGATGTGTTTATGATTAATCCTACAGAGGAATATATTAAAAATCGAAGACACGAATATAATAAAATAATAAACGAAAATATTCAACTATTACCAGATATTACCGAAAAAATTAAAAATTTTACTGAAAAATACTTTACAGGTAAAAAAGTATTAGGAGTACATTTTCGTGGAACTGATCATCCTGATAAAAAAAATATATTTGATTATTTTCAAACTATTAAAGACAAAGCTGCAGCATATGATGTTATATTTTGTGCATCTGATGAAGATCATCGATTACAGGCTCTTAAAACAGTTTTTGGAAATAAAGTCGTTTATTATAATAGTATTCGAAGCGAATCAGCAGAGCCGCTACACTATAGCAATACTCCAAAATTTAAAATTGGTGAAGATGTTATTATTGAAGCATATCTTATGTCAAAGACTGACTTTTTATTCTGTTGTGGTAATTCAAATGTTAATTATTTTGCACGTGCAATAAATCCTGAATTGCCATCACAAGCTTTATGAGTAATTTGATATCAGTATTTGGATCAACCGGTTTTATTGGTAAACGTTTTTGTAAAATATACGAAAATAAAACTATTAAAATTGATCGAAATGATTATAAACCACAGTCAGATAATATTTTATATCTAATAAGCACTGTAGATAATTATAATGTACATAATAATTTACATATTGATATTGATACTAATTTGACTGTATTAATGAACGTATTGGATAATATAAAGCATAATACATCAGCTACTTTTAATTTTATTAGTTCATGGTTTGTATATGGTCAAAATCATGAAATTCCATTTAGAGAAGATTATTCAAAATGTAATCCAACAGGTTTTTACTCTATAACAAAACTTTGTGCTGAACAACTAATAATTTCATTTTGTGAAACATATAATATTAAATATAGGATATTTAGATTAGCTAATGTAATCGGTGAGGGTGATTTTAAAATTTCTAAAAAGAAAAATGCTTTACAATTTTTAATTAAAGAAATTGTACATAATAGAGATGTGCCATTGTACTACGGTGGTGAAGTTTTAAGAGATTACATTTATGTTGACGATGTTTGTAACGCAATTAAGCTTTGTATTGACTCGGCTCCAATTAACCAGATAATAAACATAGGTAGTGGACAACCATATAGATTTCTTGATATTATTAATACCGCTATTGATTATTCAAATTCAAAATCTGTTATACAACATATTGAACCAACAAATTTTCATAATATTGTTCAAGTAAGACATTCATATCTTGATATAAGCAAGTTATTATCATATGGGTTTAAATTAAAGTATGATATAAAGAGTATAGTTGAACGGCTTGTTAACTTTTATAAAAATGAATTATCAAAATGAAAAATGTAATCTTTATACATGCAGGTAATCTTATACACGATAAACACGGACACCCAAATTTTGATAGATGTCAAAATATTTTAAACGAAATTGCAAAATATATTTTAGACTCAAAAATATATGAAGATGTTGATTCAATTAATGTAGAGTTAGTAGGTGATAGAGATATTACCTTTAATGTACCTAAAGCTACAATTAATTATAATGGTATAGATGTACAGCAGTGGGAATTTCCAACATTACATAAAATCATTAATCACGCAAGGCAAAATCCAACTGATAATATTTTATATCTTCATACAAAAGGATCTAGTAACTGTATACACGTACCAGAAATAAATTGGATAGAAGATGTAAGACGTTATCACCTTTATCAAAACGTTACAAGATACAAAGAGGCTTTAGAATTTTTAAAAACCTATGATACATGCGGAGCAGAATTTATTACAGATCCTGTAAATCATTATTCGCAAAATTTTTGGTGGGCAAGAGCAAGTCATATTAACACCCTTATACTACCACAAGACAGACCTGTAATTTTTGATGAAAGGCACAAATGTGAATTTTGGATATGTTCTAATTCTAACAGTAGATATAAGAGTATATACAACATATATAATCACTATATAGACGCTACGGATTTTTCGGAACATTTATATATTAATAAATTATGAAAAAAATAGTATACATTACAGGTTGTTTAGGTTTTATAGGTTCACATGTAACACGACAATGTTTAGAACGTGGATGGTATGTCAAAGGTGTAGATAAAGAAACATATGCAGCAAATCTTACTTTACTAGATGAATTTAAGAAATATAAAAACTTTTCATATACAAATTGCGATATTAACGAATTGACATTTTTATATGAATGTGATTATATTATAAACACTGCAGCTGAAACACATGTTGGTAATTCAATTGTAGATAGCAAAGACTTTGTAAAGTCAAATATTGATGGTGTGCACAACTTACTTGAGTTAATTAAAAATTATCGACACGAAACAAATAAAAAGCCAATACTACTACATTTTAGTACTGATGAAGTTTACGGTGATATTACTAACGGATCGCACATAGAGACAGATTTACTTAAACCTAGCAATCCATATTCTGCTACCAAAGCAGCAGCGGATATGTTAATATTAGCATGGAATAGAACGTATAATATAAATTATATTATTGTTCGACCAACAAATAATTACGGTTGTGGACAATATGTTGAAAAATTAATTCCAAAAACATTAAAATATCTTGAACTCGGTCGCAAGATTCAGTTACATGAAGGTGGTACACCCATACGTAATTGGCTACATGCTGAGGATACAGCTAATGCTATTATGACAATTATTAATTCAGGTGTAACTAACGATATTTTTAATATTGCAGGTGGGTTTGAGCAATCAAATATTGATACAGTTAAACAAATCATACAAAACTATTTTGGTACTTTAGATGGTTATGAGCAATATCTAGACTTATCATATAGTAGACCTGGTATGGATACACGATATGCTCTTGATGATAATAAACTTAGATCACTTAATTGGATGCCTACAAAAAAATTTAATATTGAAATAAAAAATATTGTCAATTATTACAAAGAAAGATTTATATGGTAGTAGCTTGAAAACTGTTACTTAATATAATATACTATTAGCATATGCTGACAGCTGAGCAATTAATAAATTTTGAAATTAAAATTGGTGATTTATTTAATAAAAAGCAAATAAAAGCACCTATACATCTTTATTATGGCAATGAAGATAAAATGATTGAAATATTTAAACGCATAAATTCTACAAATGATTGGATTTGTTGCACTTGGAGAAATCATTATCAAGCTCTCTTAAAAGGCATTTCACCTGATTTACTTGAACAAAAAATTATTTCAGGTAAGTCAATGATAATGAATCTACCTGATTATAGGTTTATCTGTAGTTCAATTGTTGGCGGTATTCCATCAATAGCAGTTGGTATAGCGCTAGGTGTTAAATTACAACAAAGTAGTGAGCATGTCTGGTGTTGGATCGGTGATATGTCTGCTGAAACAGGTGCTTTTCATGAAGCATACAAATATGCAAGAAATTATACTTTACCTATAACATTTGTTGTTGAATCAAATAAACTTTCTGTATTAACACCAACGGATGAAGCATGGAATCGTGATGTGCCCTATTTTATTGATAGAGTAGCTGACTTTAGATTAGAAATGAAAAATGATTGTATATACGAACAGCCTAATTTATTATATTATCAATATGAGAATACCAAATACCCGCATGCAGGTGCAGGTCAGCGGGTACAATTTTAAATATGAATTATTTTAATGAATTAAAGCGAGCTATGAACTATCTTGCCAAAGATAGTCGTACAATTTTTATTGGACAGGCAGTAAAGTATGGTGGTACGGGATTGTACGATACTTTAATTGAAGTACCTGATAATAAAAAAATTGAATTTCCAGTAGCTGAATATTTACAATGTGGTGTTGCTAATGGTTTAGCAATTCAAGGATTAATACCTGTATCTCTAATACCAAGATGGAATTTTTTGTTAATGGGAACAGATCAAATAATAAATCATTTAGATAAATTTATATTAATGTCAGATGGTAGTTGTACTCCCAACGTTATTATCCGTGTAGCTGTTGGTAGTGAACGTCCAGTCGATCCGCAAGATCAACACAAAGGCAATTTTACAGATGCATTTAGATCTATGTGTAAGACAATAGAAATAATAGAACTAAAAGAGCCCGAAGATATAATGCCTGCTTATATTAAAGCATTAACAAGAACGGATGGTAAGAGTACAATATTAGTAGAATTTGGTGATTTTATAAAAGAAAAGTAAAATGATAAATGTATTAATAACTGGATGTTCAGGTTATATTGCTACAGCATTAATACATTCGTTACAAAAAAAGTATAATATTACAGCAATAGGTCGCAAAGATTTTAATTTGGCAGATCAAACTGCAACAGATAATTGGTTTAAAAATAAACAATTTGATGTTGTATTGCATACAGCTAGTATATTAGGTGGTCGCTTTCAAGATAATAATAATAATGTTTTATTAACAAATCTTAAAATGTTTTTTAATCTTGTTAAAAACAAAAATAAATTTAAAAAATTTATTAATTTTGGATCTGGTATAGAAAAGTACCCATATGAAAGTTATTATAGCTTGAGTAAAAGTATAATTAAAACGTTTGTTGAACGCAAACAAACGTTTTACAATTTAAGAATATATGGTATATTTGATTCAAATGAAATGAATACACGATTTATTAAAAATAATATAATAAATTATATTAATAAACAACCAATCATAATAAATCAAAATAGATATATGGATTTTATCTATATGGACGATTTAACAAAACTTGTTGAATATTGTATTGATAATACAATATTAAAAAAAACAATTAATTGTGTATACAAAGAAAAATATACACTTAATAATATTGCAAATATTATAAATTGTTTAGATACATATACAGTTCCTATTATTCTTAATAAGAAAGGTATGAATACAAAATATATCGGTACATTTAATCTACCAATTAATCCTATAGGATTAAAAGAAGGTATTAAAAAAACATTTATGCATTTGCAATCACAGCATACATCACATATAATTTAACTATGATTATTAATATACCACTATATGACGGCGATCTTATTCATTCCCGCTTTGCCTATAAGCACTTTCGTAAGAATACATTACCGATTGGAAATATTGTAGCGTTTCGTGCTCCTATGAAGGTTGAAGCTGAGGGCATGATTGATAATGAAGATATTCTTAACGCAGATTATATCTATAGTGATGATGCAATTAATTTTTGCTGGGAGATTCCAAATCTTGATCCTTTCGGTGCTGTAGCTTTTCAACGTCTTCTTAATACTCAGATTGCTAATATTCTTAGTAGTAAGTATCTTAAAGCTCCGATCGAGGTAGATGGAGATGATCTTATTGTACATAAGGAGCATACCCAGGGCGGTGTTACTCAGATGAAAGGTAAATGCAGTGTGAGCATTACGTATTCAAAAAATAATGTCGCTCTGGGTCATACCGGTATTAATATTGAAGCTGGTAAGAAAGCACCAGCGTTTGCATATTCTACAAAGCTTGGTAACGCTGAGGCTGAGCAGTTTATGAAAGATATTATTGAAACGTTTTATGCAATGGTTGAGGATATCTTTATTGCAACATCTAAAGTAATTGCTTAATGACAATATTTGATATTATAAGTAATATCCTGTTTAAAAAACAAAATAATTGTCTATCAACAGTAGATCAAGAATCTGATTTTCAACCATATATAGTTAATAGATGGTTGAGTATGTATTCGCCTGTAATCGCTAAGCATTGTAATATATTAAACAAATATCTCAGTATATTTGATAATAAGAAAGATCTTCTAACACTATTTACTGCAGTCTTCCCAAAGATGTCTTTTAAAAAAATAGAGTATATAAAAAAGGTAAAGGAAAATAAAATTGACAAGGATGAAAATATTCCTTTACTTGCAACAAACTTAGAACTCTCAAAAAGAGAAATAGAACAATACATTGCATTTTTAAATAACTAATATAATTAAAGGTATATGGTAGCTGATATTGACATGCTTGGTCCCGTCCCGAAAAGCTTAATTGACTTTTCTTCAATTCCGAAAAATTCTTTTAATTCAGTATTTTACGGTTATAATCTTAAACACGTTTTAGATGATATTCTTCTCTGTACGTTTGTTGATGAGTCAACAGATGGCACAAGTATTATCCGTAATGGTCTACATGTACCTGTTAATACAGATACAAAAGCTTGGCGAATTGGTCAAGTTATTCTTGCTGGTCCTAACGTTAAGCATGCTAAAGTTGGTGATTATGTTTGCTTTCCTAACAATCTCGGTGTACCAGTAGCTAATTTAGATGTTGATAATTACGGTACGCTTAAGAGAGGAATTTTCCTTAATGAGCAACGTATTTTTGGTATTTGCTCATTAAGAGGAGATGATAATGAAAGCGTCGCTAGCCACAATAAAAAGTCTACTACTAAACAACGTCGCAGAAATTAAATTTTTGCGTAGGCGACCTAAGTTTGGTGGAACTGCTACCAGACGAATGCTCTGTACTAATTCTTTATCATTATTAAACAGTACAGAAGGTAGACTTGCTCTTAATTACAGGCGCGCCATTAATATGCCAAAATTTGATCCTAATGCAAAAAATCTTGTTATAACATGGGACATTTTTATGCAAGACTACCGATGTATTAATATGGCAGCATGCGATTTGATTCAAGTAATACCTGCTAATAAAGAATTTTGGACATTCTTTAATGAAAAATTAGCAGGTATGAATCCCGTTCAAAAAATAACCTTTATGAATTCATGACACCGACAGAAAACATTGAACAATTAATTAAGCCTCTCTTACTAAGAGATATATCTTTTACAATTGACAATAAAATTCTTAAAAGTGGTAAGTTAATTTTATTTTCTGTAAAAGACTTCTTTTGTGTTTTTACACTTACCACACCCGATCGTAGTAGTAAGCGATTTATATATGAAATACCATATCCTTTTACAACAAATGCTACAGTAAGCAGTTTAGAGTTTGATTATACGCTTGATAGTTTTTGTCTTAATAACATAAGAATATCAACAAATACTAAAAATATCACCTTCAATAGACCATCGAAAATGTTTAATAAAAAGGTAGTTGTAATAATGAATTGACATGCTATAATCAATATGTGACTGAAACATATATTGAGCATTTTCCATCCGGATTTATACCTTCTACCGGACAAATAACTGTTCTTAATGAAATTGAAAAAGCATTTAAGTCAAAAAAGAAAATAGTAATATGTTGTGCACCAACGGGGTCAGGAAAATCATTTATAGCCAGAACGCTTGCTAACTTAAGTACAGAACCATCTAAGGAGTTTGTAAGACTTATAGAGAGTTATGATGCATATAAAAAAGACTTTGAAGGCAGTTATTCATATGGTTATGAGTGTACACAAGAACCAGCTTTCGGTACATTTGCCTTAACTATTACTAAAGCTCTTCAAGATCAGTATCTTGGATTGTTTAATGATACAGCCATTTTAAAGGGTAAAACAAACTATCAATGTGATATTGATAATAATTTTGATACCGAATTAGCTCCATGCACATTTGCTCCTAAAATAAAAGATCAATGTTGGATAGAAAATCGTTGTCCATATTACAACGCTCGTAATCAAGCTCTTATATCACAATTTACAGCGCTTAACTATAAAATGTTTTTAGCACTACCAGAGCATGTAAAGCGTAAAAATTTTATTGTATGTGATGAAGCATCCGAGTTAGAAGATGAGCTTATTAGACAATTTTCCGCTGAGGTTGTATACGAAAAATTAGATAATTATAATATCAGTTATAAAACACTTGTAACTGATAATCAGCAAAGAGCTCTTAATTGGATAACAGAATTAACTATTACTATTAATGAAGAGTTAGAAAAACTCACTGCAAAGACATCAAATAAAGCTAAACCAATAACACTTACACAGTCTGAGCAAATAAAATACGGCTATCTTAAAAGCCTACATCGCTCTTTAACATCTCTTATATCTTTATGGAATAAAGGTGAATATGTTGTTGAGGTAGATTCAAAACATGTGTTAATAACACCGTTAAGAGCCGATTTTCTTACAGATAATATTTTTAAGTTTGCGGATAAAGTGGTTTTAGTATCAGCCACTATTATCGATCATAAAAACTTTGCAAAGTCACTAGGTATTAAAGACTATGAGTATATTGAAATTGGTAGTAACTTTGATGCTAAAAAATCACCTATTTTTATATCGTCAAAATATAAACCTAATTATAAAAATCTAAAAAACGTATTACCGGGTATTTCTAGTCAAATTGAACAAATTCTCAATCACCATTCAAATGAAAAAGGATTAATTCATACACATTCGTATGAAATTACAGAATTTATACGTAATCGAGTAAATAGCAGTAGACTACTCGTACGAGACACCAAAAATACTAATGAAGACATTCTTAAGCAACATATGGAGACTGAGGATCCTACCGTTCTTGTATCACCTTCTATGGTATATGGTATAGATCTTAAGGATGATTTGGCTCGTTTTCAGATAATTGTTAAACTACCGTTTCTACCATTAGG